TGTCCGTGTACTTGGTAACGGACTTGAGGACGGCACGGAGCGCCGCCGGAATGACTGCGATAATCGTCCCGGAATAGTTCGAGAGGCTCGTTCCACAAATGTTTGTGCGCATTTGTGAGCTTTCCCATCCGCCGGAGTTGTTATTACTACTGTTCATGGAGAAAAAGCCGGTTGTCGAAACGACCGAGTTATAGGAACTGTCGTGGAAACACACGTCCGTACCACCGGAGAGCGCTGCCTTTGCAAGCTGGAAATGAATGCGGTTTGTGCCCTCGACACTCGCATTATGGTTAAACCCGATAATGAAAGCATAGGTCGTGACATGCGAGAGCGAGAGATTTCCGACCGTGCCGTTAAGCGTGACCGCCTTTCGGTCGCCGATGCTCCAATAGTTTGCGCCCTGTCCCGCGTCGGAAACGGACTTGATGGTCGCCCAGTCGTTATTGTTGAGTGTAGAGCTCACGAAAGAGAGCTCCACCGCGTAGCTATCTACGACAAAGACGTTTTTTGTCTCGGACGTTTGTCCGCCCAGCGTAGCCTTGACACTCCATGTGCCAGCCTCCGGAACAACAAGCGTGCAAATTCCGTTGACCGACATACCACTCACGGTATCGCTTCCCTTTGTTGCCGTCACCGCCGCCCCAGAGGGAGTGCTTACCACAATTTTTAACTCCGTCCCTGCGGTGATAGCGTTGATTGCAGAAACGTATTCATCGGGGTAAGACAGCGCAGCGCTGGTTCCGCCTTTTGTCCTGATTGCGTCTGCAACCTTTCTGAGGTCGAGGTCATTCGTCAAATATTCAGTCATCAGAAATTCACCCCATTTGCATTATCAACGGTCGCTGCTGCCCACGTGCCATTTATCACGCGTAGGAATTTTCCATTGTCCGCAACCGTGACAGGAACGTTGATCGCACTATCTGCTTTGCTGAGGCTTGCCTTGATGCCCGCAGAGACGTCGTTGGTCGTCACGGTATCTTTAAAGGCCAGACTGCCAAGGTCGTTGAACCACTTGGCGATTTTGCCCATCAGGATTGCAAGCTTCGTACCGGATTCCAGCGCCGTGCGCGTGGAGTCAACTGTAAAATTCACTGTGGTATCGCTGCTGTTGCCATTAAAGCCGAGATACCCAGATGTGTCCTTGAATGAATAGTCCCAATTCCATTGTGTGTTTCGGGTTTTTCTGTAGAGGGTAAGCTCCTGTATATCAAGACCGTTGTCAGATATTCTGCTATACGAAAACCGGAGGGTGGTTTCACCAGTTTCCGCATCAACGAGAATATAATTGCAAAAATATGTCTGGTTGTCGTAACTCAGCTCTATAACTTTTCCAACTTGTACTGCTGCAAAAATTTCATCAGGAGCAGGATTTGATACATACGGGTAAATCAAACCGTCTCCCGTCAATGTCACGTTGAGCACATCTTTCTCGCGGTCTTGCCATTCCTGCCCATCGGCGGTTTTGGTGAGCAACTGTCCTGCCGTCGCGGTTGCGTTGTTTGCAGGCTTGTCGAGTTTACCGGATACATCGGGCGTGGGGATCTTTGCAATCTCCTCATCGACGTATTTGTAAATATCCAACTGCTTGCCCTGAGGGTCATACACAGCCGCCAGCATGTCACCCGAGCCAGCACCGGAAGCACCTCGGCAATAGCCCGCATCGTAAGTCGTGCCATTGGAGAGGGACACGATCATGTGATAGTCACTCTGCCGGATCGTGATGCCTGTAATGGTAGGCGCATCTGCACCGGGGTTTCCCCGTGGAATGCCAAACGCCAACTTAAAAACATTGTCAACAACACTCTTGCTTACCGTTGCGTCGGAACCACTTGCCAGCGTGACCGCCTCGACGATCATGTTGACGATAGCGTCGCGCGCCGCCTGTGCGTCTGTCTTCGCCGTCTCCGCCGCAGACTTGGCGGAAGCCGCGTCTTCAGCGCTCTGAGCGGCCTGTGTCGCTTTCTGCCCCGCAGCGGTCGAACTACCAGCCGCAGCGTCCTTTGCGTTCTCAGCGGCTTCCTGCGCCGATTCCGCCGCCGTCTTAGCAACCTGTGCTCCGGTCTGCGCACTCTCCGCTGCTTTCTGTGCGTTGGCGGCAGCGGTCTGTGCGTTCTTTGCCGCTGTCTCAGACTTCGCGGCGTTGGTTGCCGCCGTCTGCGCGGCCTGTACCTTTTCGTCGACGCCGGTTGCAGATGCAGCAGCCGCAGCCGCAGAAGATGCCGCTGCCTTTGCGGAGGCGTCAGCCGCAGTAACCTTGTCGTCAATGCCTTGTGCAGCAGTCTCAGCTCTGGTTGCGTCCTTCGCCGCAGCATCAGCCGATGCCTTAGCCGTGTCGGCATATTCCTTGACGCCCTGCACCTCAGCCGCAACGGAATCCTTGGCATACTGTACGACCTGCGAGCCTTTCAGCTTTTTTGCTTCGCCATTTTGCTGTAAGACAAAAAGGTCTTCGTTGGTAATCTGTAACGCTTGGGTGAGGTCGGAAATTGCTTTATCAGCCATCAGTTACCTCGCTTTCCTTCTCGAGCTTCGCTTTGCCCTCTTTGGCGGGCGGCTCGTCCGGCTCATCCAACTCGGCAAAGGCATTTTCGAGGTTCTGCATTGCCATTGCCACGCGCTTGGCGTCCGCGCCCTTGACATAGATACCTGTAATCATGCTGTAGGCACCATCGATTTGTTTTTTGAGTTTTTCCTTATCCATCAAAACAAGCTCCTTTTCTCCAAGGCTTCCACCCTTTTCACAAGTTCCTGGATCATCAACGTGTTTAGGGGGATCAGGCTATCGTAGCGTATGCCATAGGTGTAGCCTGTGATATTGTGATTTTCGTCTCGCATCGGCATTTTGCACCAACCGGAAAACTCAGACGCAGCAATGCCGTTATCAGCAAGGCTTTGCTCCATATCCTGCGCGATCATACCGATATGGTATCGTCCGCTCTGCCCCTCGTTGTACTTAAAGCGGCAAGGCTTGAGGTCGAGCAGAAATTGACGATAGCGGGATAGATCATAGTCGATGCTGTTTTTTACGTTTTTGTCGGAGCTGTAAATGACTGTTCCGTCGGTTGCCCATACAGTTGGGCCAATTTTGGCGGCGTCATCGTCTAATTGGAGTCTCGTCCTGTATGCGCTCGTGATATACACGTTACCGCCGGAATCGAGCTGAATGCCTCCATCATACGTGCTGATGCTGATGCCGTAGCCTGTGGAGGTGTCTACCAGCTCGATAGTCCCGATTTCTGTCCTGCGGTTAGCCATAAGCGAGACGGTTCGCCCGCGCAAAATTTCAGCGGTGATTGAAGTACTGTCGATGTAGGTATCGATACGATCATCGACCTCTGTTTGGCTCAGCCCTGCATTGTTATCCACGTAGGTTTTTGTAGCGTAATTTGATCCATCTGCAAGGTCTCCAACATAAATGCCTCCCGCCTGGATCTGGCTTGCCTTGAGCGTGCCGTCGATGTTGACCGCATTGACGTGTAGGTCAAGCGTGTCTGTGCTCAGAGTGGTGTTTCCTGCCTTGAGGGTAAATGTGCTGCCGCCGCTGCCGCTGGACACGCTCAGCTCAATTTTTTCGATGCTTTGGTTGATAAGGCTTTGTGCCGTACTGCCGTCGATTTTCCCGCTGACCTCGGATCGCACATTGCCAAGCTCCACACGCAGCGTAGAAATATCGTTATCCACGCCGTCAACGCGTAACTCGATTTTGTTTACACTCTGATCGATCATACTTTGCGCGGTCTTTCCATCGATCTTAGTGGACACAACCGATTGCACGTTGCCAAGGGACACACGCAGAGAGGACACGTCACCATCAACCCCATCAATACGGAGATTGATTGCTTCGCTGGTCTTGGTGATAGAAGATCGTGTCTGTGCAATCTTTCGGTCAAATTCCTGCTTGATGTAACCACCGGAAGGGTATTCATCTTCCATTTCCAATTCCCCAGGAGAGGAAATGTCAGAATAACCACGCCCATCGTCGGCAATGCGGGAAAGCGGAGAATACAGACCGCCGACATTCACGCCGTCGCCAAGCTCCGCAGCGGGGTCAATGTTTGCCGCTCCTGCTTCATAAGCTTGGTATTGATACCCTTTCATTTTTTGCAGCAGAGCGTTTACCATTGCTTGTGTTGCGTGCGGGCAGCTCGCGGTAATTTCCATGCCCGTGTCATCGCCAGCGGTCAAACTCTTCTCATCGTCGAGTAAAAGCGTCACGCGGGAGATGGGGTTATATCTGCCATTGTCGGCAAAACTGGTCATATCCTGACCAACAAAATATTTTTCAGACAAGGATCCTCACCCCTCCGATTGTGATTGCATCGCCGTGCTCGGTGATAAGATAATTCGTTTCCTCCGGCATGGACAACAGCGGGACAAGCAAAAGATTCCCCTCGTCGGTCATAATCCAGTTGCCGCCGTGCGCCGCAGCGATAAAGCACAACTCATTGCGGATCGTGTAATCGTTCGCTGGATAGTCGATGGTGTAAGCGCTGTTCAGCACGGTTCGGCCGTCCAGTTTCACGCCCATCGACTGGCAAAACAGGTTCACAGCGGTAAGCATAGACATCGGGAATGTCAACGACTGAGCCGGTTCCCACACAACATCTGCTTTTCGCATTGCGTCGTATGCTTCAATTTCCCAATAGTCACCGTCTCGGGAACGTTTATTGGTGAAAAACGTCCCCTTTGGGATCCATGCGGTCGCCTGAGTGCCGTTTACCAGTCTGAGATAGCGATTGATCGTCGCAGCGCGCGGGATATTGTCCGCGACGACTGCGAGCTTTAGCGTCGCGCAGCAGGCATTGCCGATGCCAAACTCTTCAAACAGCTGAGATTCAACAGAGTGCGAAACCTCCGCGTCTTTCCCATATTCCACACCATTGATGATAAATTTGTATTCGCGTTCCGTCCCGGGCTTGTGGAGTAAGTCGCGCCACAGCGCACTTGTTGTCTGCCCCATGTCACACCTCGATCAGGTTAAACGTCGCGCCGCCCCACACCTCATTATCGTCTGCTGCTTCCTCAAGCGTGCATTCCATCGACGAGCAGTAAAACGTGCTTGTTCTCACGCCATGCAGGTCAAGGTATTGGACGGTGCAGGTGGTTTTATTGAGATCATCATCAAGCTTCGCCAGCACCTCGCGTTTGACGGAGCGCGTTGTATAGCTCAGTTTCCGCTTGGTGGTGATCTTGTCGCGCCGCATTTTGCCGTCTTTGGTGCGAGTGGTCTTATCGCTGTCAAGGTCGTTTCTGCTCCACCCGTAGCCTTTAGTTGCGATTGCAGACGAGTAGTCCGTGCCGTTGATAATAAGGACTTCCATGTCAACCCTCCTTAGTACAGCAGCACGGGCTTACCCGCCGCGCGCGTCATGTTGTTGATGTTCTTCACGGTGCTGCGTGCGATTTCCTTGTCGTCGAGCTGGATAACAACCGTCGTTGTACCGCCGCCCGATTCCGCCATAGCCTGCTTAAATGCTTCGACCATCGTTGCAAGTGGCGTTTCGATGTTCGTTCCGCTCTTCTGGTCACCCAGTACGGCCATAAACTCGCGGTTAGGCGGGATGACCGCACCCTGGGCCAGTTTGGGGATTTGAAATTCGTTGATTTTCGGGATGTTGACGCCAATATGCTTGCCACCAAGCCCCGGCACCCAGCCTGGGACTGTGAAGCTGATTTTATTCGCCTTGTCGATCAGCCAGTTCAATGCACGGATAATTGCATTGATGGCTGATGCCCACGTCCCCTTGATGGCTGTTAATATGCCGTCAAAGATATCTTTGATACCTTCCCACGCTTTGTCCCAGTCGCTCGTAAACACACCGGAGAGGAATTTAACGATTCCCGTGAATATCTTCTTAATGGCTGCCATGGCGTTGCCGATAAAATCCTTGATGAAAGTGAATGCTCCCGTGACCGAGCTTTTGATGAACTCGATGATCCCATGGAGCTTCCCGCCAGTCTTCTCATCCAGCCAATCCAAGAACGACAGGAACATGTTTTTGAGCGCATCCACAATGGAAAACAGAACGTTTTGCAAGCCCTTGAAGATTTTTTCGATGCCGCCTATGGCACGGTCAATATCCCCGGTGAAAATACCCGCGAAGAAGTCCACAAACCCATCCAGCATGGCTTTGATTCCGTCGACGAACTGCTCTGTATCGCCGTAGGCGTTCACCACAGCCACAAGCAGGGAGGCGATGGCGGCAATCAGGAGCGGAATCCAAGACCCTGTGAGCACAGCAATTCCCAAGCCACCAATCATCAGACCGGCGACGCTCATCAGCGTGTTTTCCAGGTTCATGCCGCCCTCCATCATGTCGTGAAATGCAGTGACCAGCAGGGCCGCCCCGGATACTACCAGTCCAATGCCGGCTCCCACCTTGCCAAACGCAAGAGCGAGGCCTCCGGCAAGCGCCGCTGTACCAGCAAGTGATCCGAGTAAGTTTTTCCAGTTGACGCCGTTGTTCCATGCGTCAGACAGGCTTTCCCACAAAATGATTAAACCGCCAACAGCAATGAGAATGCCGCCGAGTTTGGTTAAAATCTTGCCCAACGTTCCGGGGAGAGAGCTGCCGAGCTTCCACAGTGCAAGGCCTGCGGCGATCAACATGACTGCATCGGCAATTTTCTTGAGCTTGTCGCTGATTTCGTCCATATAGCTAAAATCAGGTTTAATGTCGCTAAGTCCGCCGCTGCCTGCATCGTCTGCGGTTTCAGTTGAGATTTGATTGATCTCATCAAATGCCGCAAGCTGACTTGCCGCTTTCTTCGCTGCGCTACCCGTTCCCTTTAATGCATTGGTTTCCTTGTTCAGCGCTTTTGCTGAGTTCGCCGTTGCTTTGACGCTTTTACCAGAGATCAGCGCCACAAGGCGCGAAATTTGCGTGATTACGGCAGTAAGCACCTTAACCAGGAACATAAACGCAGGGACAACAACACTAACCAACGGCTGTGCAAGCGTAAGCAGCGCGCCCTTTAACTGCGCAATGGATTCTCTTGCCTCGGAGTTTACCATTACGACGTTCTTTACCCAGTCGCGCACTTTTGTTAATGCTTGGGTAATAACTGTAAAAACAAGTGCACTGCGGACAACAGACTTTAAGCGCTGTCCAAATACTTTCATGGAATCTGCCGCCGCTTCAGTTGCATTGCGCAGCCCTGCGCCTTTGGCTCTGCCCTCGATCTGCTGTGTTAGCTCGACTGCCTGCGTTTTTGCGTCGGAAATCTTATCGCCGGTTTTGTTGAACTTTTCGTTGAGTTTGTCAATGCTACTTGCAGTTTTGTTGAATTCGCTTTGCAGCATTCGCACGCGCTCGGCCTGCTCGGACACGTCGATTTTCTCATACGTGCCTTTTGGCGCTGTGCGCATATCGGCAAGCACCTGTTTTGCCGCATCCAGCTCTGCGCCGATGTTGCGCAGCCGGTCTTCCATCGGCGTTTTCTGGTCGCCGAGCCTGTTAAATTCCTTTTGCAGGGATTCGATATTGCTTTTTACTTTGTTCAACTCTTGATGGAGTTTTTTGTCGCTAATAGTCGCTTCAAATACGACTTCACCGTCAGCCATAATATCACCTTCTTGCTTTTTGGTTTTTTGCGTGATATCATCCAAGAAGCCATAAATAATGGCAAGGAGGAATGAAAAATGGATAAGATGACTATTTGCAAGGTATGCGGGGCATCTATCGCAAAATCCGCTACCACTTGCCCGCAGTGTGGAGCAAAACAGAAAAAGCTCCACCCAGTATTGGGGATCATCATTGCTATTTTTGGCATTTGCATGATCGCCGCCGCATTAAACGGCATGGGCGATGATTCTGGATCAGAGAACAAAACGTTTGCCGTTGGAGAAACCGCCGAGCTAAACGGAATCAGTGTAAAGTTTGATTCTTGCACCGAAAGCAATGGATCGCAGTTCAACACCCCTGATGATGGCAATGTGTTTTTGCTTTGCGAATTCTCCATTGATAACCAGTCGGATAAAGATATTGCCGTTAGCTCTATCGCATCGTTCAACGCCTATGTTGATGACTACTCGACAAACCTGAGCATTTCGGCCACCATCGCAACCGATAAACCCCAGTTAGACGGAGCCGTTGCTGCCGGTAAGAAAATGACCGGTGTTGTCGGATACGAAGTCCCCAAAGACTGGGAAAAGATTGAAATCCGCTTTACTCCCGACTTTTGGTCTGGAAACGAAATTGAATTCATTGCAAATAAGTAACCATCTTCGCCCGATGCTATTTTGCGTCGGGCGTTTTTTTGCCCAACCACGCATTGATCGTGTCGTTTTCTTCTTCCGTCATCGGCTTCTTTAGATCGACAAGCCGCCTGTTTTCTCGGTAAAATTCTCGATCCGACTTGTCGAGCGTTTTTCCTTTTGCTTTCAGGTTGCGAATTCGAACGATGTTTGCAAACAAGCAATCCCCGATTTCGTAGTACGCCGAGACGAATGACCACCAATGGAAATAAGGCATTGCGCGGACCTCTTGCCCCACAACACGATTGATGGGGGCCACGATGTATTGAAAGTCTTGCTCCCAGTCCATCAACTTAGGCCGCTTGCGATTATCGCCCTCATCCCCGCAGTCGAGAAACCACGTCATTTGCTTCACCGCTTCTGGAATGTGCTCATCTGGCATTTGCAAAAAATCAGGATAGAAAATGTCCAACGCAGCCAGAACCTTTTGCCCGTTGTCCAGATCGACCGCAGCGAATACCGAAAGCACGTCCAACGCCGCACGATAGTCCGAGCGGATAGCATACTCAACGCCGCAGATGTTCAGCGACGTCGGAAGTCCATACATCATTTTTTGTATTTCTGTGTGTACTTGCGGATTTTTTCATCTGCAAGCGCTTGTTCGCGCTTCGTTGCATCTTCGAACTGATCGATGACCGCCATCATAAAGTTCTGCCACACGGGCGCACCATTGGCAGCGGAATAAGCATTGATACTGCCAAACAGAGTATTAGCAATGTCCTGTTCAAACAGGTCATTGATGATGCTGCGCATTTCCTTGTCCAAGGTTTCCACCATGTCGAAAAGCTCATCATCGGGGATATCCTTTTCGAGCGTCTTTGCACGGGTCTCCTGCTTCTTGCGCAGGTCATCAAAGGTTTTATATGCTTTCTTTGCAAAGTTCACGTCCGCAGGATTAAAGTAAACGGTAACAACGCCGTTTACGCCGCGAATTGTGTATTCTTTTACGCCAGAATCAAAAGTGAGTTCCATACCTTCCTCCAAAATGAGGGCTGACAAACGCCAGCCCTCTATTTCTTATTCGCCCTCGGTAAACGTGATCGTGCTGCCAGAGATAGCGGCAGTGCCGACCGTGCGCGTGCCGCCAAGCGTCACGTCGATAGGCATACCGATAAAGCCGCCACCCTCGCCGCCGAGGGAAGAGGGCTTAACCATGCAGGACGAATAGCGCTCCGCAAATACTGCGGTCTTTGCCGTGCCTGCATAGGCGTGGACAATCAGCACGTCCTGATTCGCCAGCGCCGCCGCGTTCTGCTCCTTGACCGCGAGATTCCAAATCTTGACGATGGCAGGATCCCCAGCGTCCAGATCGGACGGGTCAAAGGTCTGCGTGATGATTGGTTTCTTCATGGTCGTGCGCGTCGTGCCAAGAATATCCTTCGAGGAATCCTCCTGCCAGTCGTATTCCATGCTGGAATCTGTGACGCGCGTACCGAAGGGCGACCACGTGGGGGTTCCAGTTTCGCCCGTGTTGAGACACGCAATCAGAAGTTCTCGGTCTACGGTCTGCCCCGCCGTGGTGTTAAAGGTCATATCAGCCATTTTTAATCACCTCGTAGTTCATTTTCATAAGGATTTGATGATCTTCGTCACCGTTTTCATACACGGCGAAAAGCGAAGATCGCGTTGTCGGCTCAATGCGAATGACACGCCGGCCGTCGCCAATGTCAGGCGGCGTTTCGCTTGCTGCCCAATCGCCCAAGGCGTTAAGCAGCTCGTCAGCTTTGAGCCGTTTGTCATTGCTATTTCCCGGTTTCATGCGGTAGATGACCTTGAATTGGTATTCCGCCTGATACCCGCCGAGAATGTATTTCTGTACGATGTATGCCGCCTGAATCGTAGACAGCGCCATCGCCGCAGTATCGGCGGGAAGAAATTCGAACCGAATCAAATCAACCGGTTTGTCAGGGAATGTGTTTAACCACGCAAGCAGCTTTCGGGACACTTGATCTTCTTCCGCTGCCGATACCGTCTTTTTAATCTGCTCCGTACTTCTTCACCGCCTTTTCTGCTACGCGCAACCATTTATCAAGGTTCTGTGCTTTCGATGCTTCGCACCAATGGGCTTGTGCCTGTGGATGCGCCGTGTTGTTGAACACTAAATTGCGGTCAGTCACGACCTTTGTACCGCCTTTCGGCGCGTATGTGCTGCCGGTGTTTGGGTCGACCATTACTTTCCCGTAATACAGGAACCTCGCATAAGGGCCGGGGTAGATGATGTCGTTGCCAACTACCCTTGTACGCTGCGTTAACGAGCCTGTGAGCATCGGCACAAAGGACTGAGTGTCTTTCTCCATCTGCTCGGCTAAAACGTGCTCAGCGCGCGTACAAGCCTTTGCAATGGCAGCCCTTACAACGTCCATTCCATCGGTATGCACGGAAAACTTGATGCCCATTACGCACCTCCGACTTCCCAGTGCTGCATATCGGGGCTACCGTAGTCCATAGCGTCAACCTTGGTCACGTTGTAGCAATCGTCATGGCTTAATACGACGGTCATGTCGTCCGATACAAATTCGCCCTTCACAAAGCACGTCATGCCACCGTTTCCCTTGTATGAGAGCGTCCACAAATCGGACTTATCCGCCGACTTAAAGAATGATTGCGGACCGATGTAAGTTTTTGGTTTACCTGTTACCCCGTCCACCGCTTCCGCGGCGAACGGGATATACAGATTCACAGCGTCAGCGCCCTCAAGACCGCTTTCGCGCACATTCACGCCCTTCGACGCTTGCAGCATCACGCCACGCAGGATTGTGGTATAGACCTTTTCGACCTCATCAAGAGTTGCCGGGTCGGTCTCCTGCACGATATTGTAAATCGTTACAGTGTGGGGAGCATACATCTACAACCACCTCCGCGATACAGCAGCCCGGTATGGGCAAGGTATTCCATGCACGTTTCCGCAAGCAGTTTCTTTGCCCCGTCCGTCGCATTGAGTGCAAACAGGGCGGATTCCCCGCCCGTTGCAAGCGTTCTGGAATGACTGCCTACCGTCTCGCTTTTGACTTCTGCGTCCTTCGCCGCAGCGTTGGTGAGGTTCTTCATGGCAAGCGCTTGCGCCGCCTCGATGACCGCATACTTGTCAACCAGCGCACAGCAGCACATCTTTACCGCGTCAAGATCGGCGTGGTCTTTGGCTTTGTTGCGCGTGTAGTAATCGAGGAAAGAGCTGGCGCGGACAACAAGACGCGGGAAGTCATTTTCGCTCACAGTGCCCATGTAAGTGCCGGAGTAGTATTCAAAGTCTGCGTAAGTCATGCGTGCCCTCCTTCCAAAACTGCGAGAATTTTAGCCTTTTTCATCGAACTGCTGACCCCTTCCACCCCGTTTTCATCGGCATACGCAAGCATTTCAGCTTTTGTCATGTCGGAGAAAGCCGGGGTGCCAGAGTCAGGCTCATTCAGCAGTTCAGTTAGCCCCCCACCGCCGGGGTGATGGAGCCGACCACCACGCCGTCGATACGCTCAGCGAAAAGAGCCATGCCGTTGATAACGGTGTCAGATGCGGTCATGTTGGTGTAATCGGGCTCCTCATGGATACCGATATAGCCGGTGGCATCGGTGGTAAAATCGAACACCTCGCCAAGATCAGCGCCGTTCACAGGAATGTAGTACAGGACAATGTTGTCCTTGGCGGTGGCGTAAATCTTGCCCTTGGGAACGCTGGAATTGAGAATCACGGTGCCAAGGCCGAGGAAGTTCTCAACGTAAGTCATTCCGAACGCGGTCTGCAAGGTAATGTTTGCGCTTGCGAGGTAGTCAGCAACGTCCAGCGGGTTCAGGAAATACACAGCACCGATTTCGTCATCTTCAAACAGCACCTGCAGCTGGCCCCATGCCTGAGCCAAGGTCGCCTGGAAGGTCGCGCCGGACGCCGTGCCCGTTCCGGTTGCGAGGAAGTCGAAAAAGTCTTTACGAATACCCTTCTGGACGTCCTTGAGCATTTCGTCGGTGGTCATTTCTACCGCCTGATCGTAGCCGCGATCGGTGATTGCTTCGGCAGAGGTGGCCTTGCGCCACTTCTTGAGCGCAATCTCCTTGTAGTTCACGGCTTCGGTCTTGTACTTGCTGAGGGGAATGGTCTCACCCTCAGCAACAGCGCCGCTCTCCAGCGTGCCAGTGGCCTTGTAGCTCTTGAGCACAGTGCCCGCCTGCTTGGAAATCTTTCGGGTAACGCCCAGAGCCTCCATCAGTTTCTTGATGGAATAGCCGAACATTTCGGTAAATTCGATTTCGCGCACACGCGCGAGGTCAGCTTTCTTAATGAGCTTAGGATCAGCAGCCATTTTTATTCTTCCTTTCTAAACAAATCCATATTTGCGGCGATTGCAGCGCGCCGCTCCGCTCTGTCAGTGATTTGCATGATCTCGTCTTTCGTCATCGGCTTCCCGCCGCCGTTAAAGCGTGCGCCAGTATCGACGCGAACGGTCTGCTTGGAGACCAGCCCCTTGTAGGTGCCGTCTACGAGTGCATCAAGGCTCTTGGTGTCCTTGATCTTCTCGCCGTCCAGCTCCAATGCGGCCATTTCCTCGCCGCAGCCGCGCATCGCAAGGTCGAGATTCGCGCCGGTGATGTTTTTGCTCTCAAAGTAAGCACGCACGGCCTTTTCCTTTGCCGCCTTGCTTTCCTTTGCCGTGACGTCGGATTTGTAAGTTTCAAAGGCCGAGTGTTCCTTCTCGTACTTTTCCTTATAGCCGCCGTCACCCGCTGCCTTGAGGTCGTCCAATTCCTTCTGGACGCCGGGCAGCTTCTCCGCGTCCGCCTTGTACTTCGTGAGATCGTCCTTGAGGGGGTCAACCACGCCCAGATGCAGCGCAACCAAGCGATTCTCGATCTCTTCGGTGCAAGCCTCGCCGAGAATATTTCTGATTTCCGCTCTCGTAAATTTCGCCATGTTTTTCGTTCTCCTTTTCCTTGGCCCCAATTCTTCGGGGGCGAACGTTGTATAAAACCGCTATGCTTCGCGGGTTTTACCTGTTCTAAATTGCGTTTGCCACTTCCCACGCCTTGTGGATTTTTGTTCCTTGCCACGCGATCCAGTCGACAAGCTCCTCGTTTTTGCACCATGCCCCTTCAAAAGAAAGCCCGCTATCCGAAAGACCGCTTTCGCTGAAAAATGCGTGTACAATTTCATGCCGTAGCGTTTGCTTTTGAGCTTCTTTTGCCGTTTCTACCGGCTCGTTTTCCCACCCCTTATAGGTTGTCATGTCGCAAATTACGATTTGCTTCAAAAGGTGGTCGCAATATCCGTCAATGCTCCTGCGTTCAAAGGCCTCATCGTCGCTGTACTTTTTAACGACAATTTCGTAATCCGTGCCTAAAATGTTGACTTTGCTGTTAGCCATGCGCTGCCTCCTGAAAGAAAAAGAGCCAACCTGTAAGAAATCCTTACAAGCTGGCTCCTATTGCCCTTTCCCGTGCCCTATTGCGCGGAAGTGCTGTATTTGATTGTTTTCTTGACCTCTAAGACGATGTACCCATCGCCTTTGCGGCGAATTTCCACATCGTTACCGCGCTTTAGAATCGCGTCGGTTGCTTTTCTTACTTCTTCCCAGTTCAATACAGCACCTTTGTCCTTTCCCGCTGCTCCGGCAGCCCTGCCGCCTTGCTAAACGCCTTGTACTTTGCGTTCAGGCGCCGTAGTTTGATATTTACGGCCTGTTCCTCGTCGGTCAGCCCTGCGGCGTTGTACGCTGTTTTCTCACGCTTGAGCTTGCGTATGGTGCGCTCCACCTTGCGCTGCTCCTGCGTGGCTTCGTATGCCGTGTAGTTCTTGCCCTCAAACGTACAGCCCAAACCATCGTCTATATGCTCAAGCTGTTCTTCTGTGTAGGTACGCTCACTTACGCTCTCCACCCAGGGGAAGCGGCGGTGGCGGCAGTTGGCTCCTTCCAATCCGTCAACAGCGCCAAGACCGCACACCTCGTAGATGCTCGGGTAGATGTCCCCTGCGCGAATACTGTATACCTTGCCTTGCCAGTCCTTATGGCTTGACCACGGTGACGGCCCTGGCTTATCTCTCGCGCCGGCATGGGCGGAAACCTCAAAATATGGTGTCTCAAGATATTCCGCCGATTGCTCCGTGTACTTCGCGCATATTTGCGAAACGCCTGTCATAACCGCCCGCCTCGCCGCTACATCAATCTGATCTCGATGGCCGCTCTCGTAGTCAACCACCCTCAATCCGCTATCGGCCAGCTCTTTAACGCTTCGCTTGATTGCCTCGTTATAAGAAATTGCTCCGCTTTGTATCATCATCTCTGCCGCATCTAAGGCGTGCTGGTATGCTTTGGCAGGGGGCAGCATTGTGCGCCCAGCGTCCACTAAAAAGCCCATTGATGCGGTCAGATTACGGAACGTATCAAGCGTCTGCGCCCTGATCGCTGCCACTTCCGCAGCGTCAACCAGTGTCTCAGGCTGGGTGATATGCGCAAGGTCAATCATATCGGTGTAATACTGTTGGTTGCGCTCCACAACATCGTCAAGTAGCTCATTCAACTTCGTTTCACTGATGCCGGAAGTTTTGCGGATCGCTTTCTCAATCTCTTTTAGGTCGATGCCGTGCGACCGCAGCGCCTTGATGTCCTGGACCGTGACCTCGTTCAGCTCGTCCGCAGCCTTGAGCCGGGAACATATCTCAATCAGCAGCGTTTCCTCAAGTCCACGGTACAGCTCTGCCAACTCTTCCGGCAGCGCATCAAGCAGGTCTGGGCTAAAAGGGTAAGGACGCATACGCCGTCACCTCACTCAATCTCTTCTGCCGCCTTCCGCTTTTGCCATATCTCGCCACCCTATGCGCCATTGATAAATCCGCAACGCAAGCCATCATACAAGTGCTTATATAGTGTTTTTTCAATCTCGTCCTTGTAAACCTTCACAACCTGCCCATAGACAATCGTATTGACCGTTTCGCGGAGAACGGGGGCTGTCATATCTGTTTTTGATGGCATCGCTACTGATTCGGCCATATTCCTATGCTCGTAATAAGCACATGCTTCCATTCGCTTGTGAGAGCATTTATCAACGTTGGGGCACGCCATGCACTTTTCAGCAATCTTAGATATTGCTCCCATCATTCTACCTCTGTTTCTTCCTCGGTTGTCATGTCCTGCATCTGCGGAAGTGCCGCCTTTGCGGTCGTCTCGTCTTCATTCATCCAACGCATGCGGAACTCCCAATCGTTCATAATGCCCGCCTGCAAGAGCTGCATATCACGGGAAAAGTCGGTCTGCTTGTCCTCAATGATGCTGTCATCAAAATCGATGGAGATCTCCACATCCTCATTCAGCCCAGCATTCATGGCCGTGTTGCCCAGCCGAAGCAGAATGCGGCACAGCTCCATAATCGATTGCTCGAGCAGAATTTCATGCTTCTTGATTGTGCGGAACATAGTGCTGTTTTCGCTAATGACCTGTGTAGCCGTGGCAATGCTTGTCTGATCGAATTTGTAATGATTCTCGCCAAATCCGCATTTGCTCGACAATACGTTGAGCATATCTTGCATACCGGTGTTAAACTCTGCTGTGCGCAGCGTCATATCGACCTGCTGCAAAATGTTTCCATCAGATGCGCGATCTTCCGGTAGAACGTAGTAAACCGTTTCGCGCTTATCAAAGACTGGCCTACCGTTGATGTCCTTGGTTGCTTCCGGCTGTACCACGATGCGCTTTTTCCCCAGCACAAATTCATTCACATAACTATCGTATGTAATATCAACGCTTTTGAGCTGGTCGATGGCGGAAGCGAACACTGCAACCCCCATAGGGTTATCTTCGTCAGAGTTCGCAATGTTCAGACGGTCAATGACAAACTGCGGCTTGGCGCTTCCTGTGTGGACAACAGGGGGAATTGCTTCAAATCCTCTCACGCTGGTTAATGGAACTTCCTCCGCATCGTACAGGTGGTTTTCAATGTCGTATTCGCCGCCGCTCAGCCGATGCACCTGAATGTAGGTGTATTCTGTATCATCAACTCGTTTTGTCCATGCAAAAGCGCACTCACGAATAATGCCATTGTCCCACGTCAGCGGGTAGATGTTTGCAGCGGTTACATAGTTGATATGGATTCTTCCTGGGTTAGCAATCTCTGCTGTATCAGGGTCAACGCTCATATCCTCCATGATTGGAACATAAGCAACTGTCCCAACAGCGGATTTCCGCTCCTGCAATTCATTGGATTTGACTTCCCAATTATTATCAGCAAGAATCGCATCTACAAATTCCTGCTCTTTTTTGCCCTCAAGCGTGATATTCACACGCTCATTCATCAGCAGATTCGCCCAGTCCTCGCAGACTTTCTTGCCCATGTTGACGGAATATCTGTGGCATTCCAGTTCTTCGATGCCATTCCACACCGTATAACTGTGGAAGTCTTTTACATCGCCATCATACCATGATTTCCATACGTCGATCAGGTCGTAGAACTTGCTATTGATCGTGTCAAATCCCAATTCTTTAAGTGCTCTGCAAATATTCACTGTTTCACCGTCCTCATGTGCCCTGCGCGCTCCAATTCCTTGTAGTACGACTCAATGCTGTACTCAAATGCGTCAAGGCTGTCAATATCAGATGTCCCATCGTCAAGGCGCTCGTCCTCGAACTTGTCAGGATCATAAATTGCAGATTGCAGTGCGTCTATCAGATGCGGGCAATTTCGCGAAACCTTGAATCTCCCCTGCTTCATCAGCAACACAACAAGTCTGATTCTATCCGTGATTTGCAATTTCATTGCGTTCTTGACCTGCGTTCCGAGGTGCATCTTCTGCGCGGTATGATCTAATCCACGAATCAGCACCGTTTCCGCGCTATCTGCTCGCGTCTGGCTGTATCCGTACTTTACCGTCACCATCTTGGCAAAAGTAGCAAAGCGACTATTCAGCGCGTCAGGGTCAATCTCTTCATTCTTGATGTATTCTTCTTCCAGCGCGACCACACGATAGTCTTTTGTAATCCCGGTCGCCTGAAACTTTGTCGCGGATTTCGTTCCGCCGAAGTCAACGCCGATGGAAATAACCGAGAATTTTGTCTCCTGTTCCTCTGCCCATTTCAAAGGATCATCAATCAAATACTTTTCGGTGTTGTTTGCAAAGTCTTTGTAGACAACACCCTCTGCCGCCACCCACAAACCGCGAACATATCTGTCATAAAAGATACCGGCGTACATATTCGCGTAGCGCTCGAGTGTTCTTGCACTCAATCCGGGGTTGTCAGTCATCTCGAAGTGAAGATAGAGCGTGTTCCGCTCACGATGCCGCTTTATCCATTCCTGATAGAACCAGTGATGCGGGCTGCCGGGGTTACAAGAGAACCACAGCTTTGCACCGTCCACAGAACAACGTGCAAGCGCCTGTTCCACGAACGAGCGCGGCATCAGCACCACTTCGTCCAGCAGCACCCCCGCCAGCGTGCGGCCTTGAATCAGCGTATAGCTTGCCTCGTCCTTACCGCCGAACACCTCAAAGTAATTCGTCACCGCGCCGCGCCGCACTTCCATCACCTTGTCGCCGCGCCGCCAGCGAATGATATAGCGCTCCTTTGCAAGGCTCATCGCCGTGAACGGAACGATGATGTTCTTTGTGCAGCTATCCACCGTGCGGCCACACACGCCGAAGCGCTGACCGCTGAAATTCTCCATCGCCCAGCGGACGAACGCCCACATCATGATGGAGGTCTTGCCGGAGCGCACAGCGCCGTCACAGATCAGCGCGTCATACTTGGAATAGGGAAAGGCGAGGATTTTTGCTTGCTTTTGGCTAATCATCGCTCTCAAGCTCCTTTGCCATTTCCTTTAAACTCTGACTAAGCGCGTCTTCCCTCACCGTATCGGCAGGACTGCCGCCGATCATCGCCCACTTGTCGATCAGTGTCCCCATCGCCGTGGTGATCTGGCTGAGATTTGCTGCCGCCAGCTTTTCCGGGTCGTTGAGCATTTCAAGCCCCTTGCCGATGAACGCGCACACAAGGTCTTTGTGGTCGTTCATGTACTCCATCACATCGGCGGTGTTCTCTTCCTTTTTTTGCTCGCACTTTTCCACAATGTCGGCATTCGCCCGCACAAGGTTCTTGACCGTCGTTGCGGACACGCCGTTTATTTTCGCTGTGGCGCAATAGTTGTTCGTCTGCACATAGTCCGCCAGTATTTTCTTTTTCTGCCGGTCTGTCAGACGCGCAGCCATGTCATCACCTCGTCGCTCTCGCGCGCAAAATGTCGCTCGCTCTCTCTTTTCTTTTGGGGGATTATAGGGGG